GTTTTTTAAATCCGGCGCGGGTGCAAGTTTTTTGTACCGCGTCGGGACAAGCGGCGGCGGGTTTCCTCCTGCTGCCCGTCGCCGCTGCCCTTTTGAAAGTGTGAAGATAAGATGAAAGAGCTGCCGCCTTTGCTTTATCCTCATATAACGGCCTTTCCGATGATTGATGGGGCTATATGCAGGGTGGTGAGGGCGGCGGCGGCTTATGAGAAGGCGATTTATACAAACAACGAGGGCGGGGCAATAAAGCTGGTGGTGAGGGAAGCGGTGAATTTGAAACAGGCATTTGAGAAATTGGCCAAGCATATCAATGAAGATTATGCGGCCAGTGAAGAGGGGAAAGGTAGGGGATGAATGTTGGATAACGCCACGCACAAAGAGATAGTGAGAACATTGCGCGAACAGGGAATGAAAAGGATGAGGCAGGAAGAGAGCCAATTACAAGTAGCGGTTGCGGCGTTTTTGGAAGTGGCATTGCCAAGGTCGGTTAGGGCTATTCATGTGCCCAATGGTGGCAAGAGGGACGCAAAGACAGGGGCGCGGCTCAAGCGTGAGGGGGTGAAAGCTGGGGTGGCGGATTTTGTGATTTTTATGCGCGGCGGTGTGTGTGCGATGATTGAATTGAAGACGGCTAAGGGGCGGTTGTCGGCGGCGCAAAAGGACTGGCAGGATTGGGCGGGGGAGTTTGGCTTGCCTTATGCGGTGTGTCGTTCGGTTGACGAGGTGGCGGATGTGCTGCGGGCGTGGAATGTGCCGATACGAGCAAGAGGCGGTGAAGGGCTGCTAAGCCATGAACAGGGAATGAAAGAAACTGTAGGGGTGGCGTGATAGCTGCCCTTTTTTTGATTATTTTTGGCTTTTGAGAGGAATTTTACCATGATACCCAATCAAGTATTTGAACAGTTAGCCAGTGGTGCTTTTGATAAGGCACAAGTGATTATCGTGATGAAGATGCTGATGGTCACAGTGGAGGCGGCTCGGGCGCAAATGCGGGCAGAAATGCGCGAAGAGTTGAGCGCGATGCGTTCTGATTATGGAAGGTTGATTATCGAGGCGGTGGAGGCGACGGAAGCGAAGATATTTGCGCGGCTGGAAGAAGAGAAGGCGGCGGCGGAATTGAAGAAGAAAGAGCGGCGTGAGGCGGCGGCGCGGCGAAAGAGAGAACAGGAAGCGGCAAAGGCGGCGCAATTGGACGGGGCGGGGCAAGTTGACCTGTTTGAAGCGGGTGGTTCTGGCAATGGTGTCAATGTCGCAAAAGCACTGATTACAGATGAGGACAAAAGCGACATTGTGGATAATGGGGACAAGCCGATAACGGGGGAAGTGGCGGCGGCGTTTGAGGATAATGCGGCTTATAAGAAGCTTTTGGCAGAATGGGAAGCCAAGGCGGCGGCGGATTTACCGCAAAGGCCGGTAGGTTCACCTTTAGCGGCGATGAAATCGTTAGGGGAAGCGATGGTGGCTAGCTGGAAACGCCAAGAGGAAGAAGAGCGGTGGCAAAGGGGCGAACCCGATATGTTGATGATTGCGAACCAAGCGGCGGGCGCACCGGTTGAGATTTTGGAAGCGGCACAATGAATTATAAGCATAAAGAAACGATAGGTAATGCGACGCTTTATCTGGGTGATTGTTACCAGATTTTGCCGACATTGGGGCGGTTTGATGCGCTTGTAACAGACCCGCCTTATGAAATTGAGACGAGTGGCGGCGGGGAATTTAGGAAAAATCGGCAGAATATGAAAGAGATTGCGGCGGCGGGAATTGATAAGGGCTTTGACCATACAATCTTTAAAGCGGGGCAATTTGGCTCAGTGGTGATGTTTTGCCATAATGATCAGCTGGTGAAGCTGTTGCCCTATATTGCTGATGAGTGGGGCAAATATGCGGTTTGTGCGTGGCATAAGACAAATCCGATACCGCTGGCGTGTAATCATTATGTGCCGGATACGGAATTTTATATTCATGGCTGGGGCAAGGGCTTTCACCCGGTGGGGGTGATTGCCCAAAAGGCGCGGTATATTTTGGCAATGAATGGGCAGAATACAAAGATTGCGCACCCGACTGTTAAGCCGCTGAATGTGATGGGCAAGATACTTAGTAATGTCAATGGGGCAATGGTGTGTGATCCGTTTATGGGATCGGGCACAACGGGGGTTGCTTGTTTGCGGGCGGGCAAAAGCTTTGTTGGCATTGAACATAATGAAAAGTTTTTTGAACTGGCTGTGTCGCGCGTGCAAGCGGTGCATAATCAGATGGATATGTTTCAACCTAACGACGCGGGCAAAAGCCATGAGAAGGCAACGCGTGGATTACAGGAGGTAATGATATGAGTATGATTTTAGATGAATGCAGGGAGGCTGTATTTGATTATTTTCAAGACACAAAGGGATTAAGTGCTGTACAAAAGGTGATTTATGTAACCTTGACTGTGGAAATGCAAAAGAAAGGAATGCCTTTAGAGGAAGATTATAAAATTATTTCTCTTATGTGTGGGGCGTCTAAATACGCAGTTAGAAACGGCTTAAATACACTTTTCAAACGTAAAAAGATTATCCGCACTGAATGCGGCCTTTGGAACCCACGACTTGGTGAAGAAATGGAGACAGTAAAATGAAAGGCTTACCATATTATAAAGCTTACCCGCGTGATTTTATTGAGAGCACTATTGGAATGGATGGGGAGTTAAAGGGTGCTTATCGTCTTGTGCTTGATTTGATTTATATGAATGGCGGTAAGCTTCCTGATGATGCACGTTATATATCTGGCTTGCTTGGTTATACAATCAAGAAGTGGAAATCATATCGTGCCAAGCTTATTTTTATGGGCAAGATTGTTATTAATGGTGAGTTTTTAACCAATGAACGGGCTATTCTTGAGCTTAGTCAAACAGAAAAAATCATTTTAAAATTACAGGAAAATGGATCGAGAGGTGGGTATAAAAAAGCGGAAATTTCATCAAAACTTTCACGAAACTCGCCGGAAATTTCATCGAAACTTGACGGAAATTTCACTGAAAATGAATGTGAATTGAATAAAAACAATGACTTAACTCTAGCAAATGCTACTATAACGCGCGTAAATACAGATACAGATACAGATATATCTTCGCTTCGCTCAGATATAACTCTTGCCCAAAATCAAGATTTCGGGCGAAAATCTGGAATGGCAGATCGGGATTTTGAAAATCTGGGTTTGGGGGAAGATCCGAAACGACTTTCCCCTCAAGAGCCAAATCACGACGGGCAACAACAGGGGGCAGCGATAACTGAAACCGAACCGCAACGGCTGGAGGTGGCCACAGGGAGGGCGGTGTTTGTCGAGGTTGAGGATTTGGGCAATGGGGCTGAAGCTATCCCCGCAAAAGCCAAAACAAAAACCGGTTCAAAGGCGGCGGGCAAGGCAGCGCAAAAGGCGCAATTTGAGCGCGAATTTGAAGAGATTTTCTGGCCAATGGTGGTGAAAAAAGTTTCTAGGGGGGAGGCGCAAAAGGCTTTCATCAAAGCGCGGGGAAAGGCCTCCCTTGACGAGATTGTGGCGGGGCTTGAACGCTATCAGCAAAATCTTATCGCCAAGGGGACAGAGCTTCAATTCTGGGCATATCCAGCAACATTTTTGAACAAGGAACGATGGGCGGATGAGCCAGAACCTATTATCGAAAACACAAGGAAAAAATACCATGAGCAACGTCACCAGAATTACCGAAACGCAGGAAAACCAACCTTCACGCAAGCTTTGTTTGAAATCGACGACAGACTGGATGCCTTCAAATTTGGAAGAGAGGCTGGCCAGCACTTTTCCAGTGATTTTTCAAGCGGGGAAAGGCTTATCGGTACAAGAAAAAAGGCAGATGATGACGATGATCGAGGAAGTCAACACTTGCCTTTCCTTGCCAGCAAATCAACGGCAAATCTCTCAAATGCTGGCTACATTGTTTAACGCTTTGAAAGCGGGGGTGGCAGGCAATGATGTAGAAATTATGGCGTCAACCTACAAAATGGCTCTAAATGGTATCGCTTATGAAGTTTTGGCTATGGCCGTTGAAGATCTTGTTCTTGGTAAGGCTGAAGGACTATCAGCAACCTTTATGCCAACAACGGCACAATTGCGGCAATATTGCGACAGGATACAGGGAAAGATGAACTCATGGGTCAAATACGCAAAACGCTTGCTGGAGGCGGATGAGGTAGCCCCGCGCGGTCAAAGGGTGAGTGGTGAGCGGATGGCGGCTTTGATGGATACAATGGGCAATGCGCCTGCTAACCAGACGCGCCATTGAGCGGGGGGCACTGATGGGGGGCATTGATGAGGTGGGGGTTAACTTGTGAAGTGGGTGAATTTGCGACAGATCCTTGTTGAAGGGTGATAGTATAAATGCGACAATACTAACGACAATAAACCGCTATTAGGGAAGGGAAGAACGCAACTTGAAAACAGTATCGAAAGCGCAAAAATTGGCAGCCAAGAGGCAAAACCGACGGGGGCGGCCATATATCCAAGATGTGGCAAGAGAACCAAACGGGCGAATAAGTCGGGCGATTGTGCCGCCGCAGCGTGAACCGGCAGATAAGTTAGCCTTAGAAGTGCGGGCGCGAAAAATGGGCGTGAGTGTGAGCGAGGCGCGTGATGCAAGGCTTAGTACTTACATAGGGCGATTGGCAATATGGGGCACAAAAGGCGGCGGTATATCGGACGAGCAATATGATACGGCGTTGCGTTTTTTGGTGATTTACAATGATTGGCGTAAGGCTTGTGGCTCACCAGCGGCATTTTGGGAAGAAAAGAGTGCGGAAGAACGCTTTGTCTTAAGCGTGGAAGAAGTATCAAGCCTTGCTAAGTTGCGTTACAGCGCAGCGCGCCAAGCAATCCAAGAAGCGCAAAATCAGCACCCTCATGATAATCTTTATGCTAGCCTGCAATATCTGGTGATTGAGGACAAGGAATTGCCCCATATGGTGGGAACGTTAAGGCTGGCATTGAATGCGCTGGCAAGGGAATTTGGTTAAGATTTTTATTGACAAGTGTGTATTTTACATATAAATTATAGAGCATTTTCAGCAAAAGTGGACACCGGTTTTGCGTAGAAAAATGCGTAAAAACAAAGGAATAGAGCGGCAGACTTCGCCAAGCGAAGTTAAAACCGCTCTAGTGTAATGAATGTTGGATATAATGAGATTAAACCATAGGTGAGGCATTAATGCAAACGGTTGCCGAATTACAATCTTTCAGACGCGCGGCCGTAAAAGCCGGTATGTGTGAAGAAGATATAGGTGATTTGGTTTCTTATTTAAGTGACAATCCAGAAGCGGGCGATGAAATCAAGAATACAGGCGGATGCAGGAAGATAAGATTTGCCATTCGTCGCAATAAGAAAGGGAAAAGCGGCGGGGTGAGAATCATAACCTTTTATTCAGGCGAAGATATGCCAGTTTTTTTGCTAACGGTTTTTGCTAAGAGCGTAAAGATTGATTTAACGGCAAATGAGCGGAAAGGATTAAAGACGCTTACTGAAAAGATAGTAGATGAATATTCAAGGCGGGTTGTTCATCTAGAAACGGAGAGACAAAATGAGCAAACACATTTTTGAACACATATCACAAGGCCTTCAAGAAGCTTTAAGCGTAGCACGTGGGCAAGCGCAACCTTTTAAACTTCACGTTCCGGCAGAAATTGATGTGAAGGCTATTAGAGAAAAAACAGGGCTAACACAAAAAGATTTTGCCGCTGTTTTTGCTTTTGGCTTTGACCAGTTAAAACAGTGGGAGCAAGGACGATCACGACCTGTTAAAGCTATGCGAGCTTATCTGATGCTTATTGATCGTAAGCCAGAAATGATGCTGCATGAGTTGCAAGAGATAAGCGCGGATTTGGACGAGGATAAAGAAGCGCAAGTTGCTTTGTGATTATTTTCATTGACAAGGGGATGTCATAAATGAATTAATGACGCCATGAAATGAGACGAATTGCGACTTGAGTTTGGGTTTGGTTGTGATTTGATTTGTTTTTCTGTTTCGGGTTATTGGTTGTGAAAATTTGAAAGCCGTTGGTTATTTGCCAGCGGCTTTTTTGTTGGGCGGTTGAGAAGTGGTAAGCGAAAAGAAAAAGCAAGAGGCGGTGAGGGATGTAAGCCCAAACGGGGATGTTAAGAAAGTTGGGCGGCCGTCAAATTACAAGCCAGAATATGGAGACGAAATTATTAGCCTGATGGAACGCGGCTTTTCGCTTACAGCAAGCGCGGCTAAAGTGGGATTTACCAAACATACAATCTATTATTGGATGGAACATTATCCGCAATTTTCAGACGCTATGCAAAAAGCCAAGGGATTGAGGCAGTTCTTTTTAGAAAATAAGCTACTGGAAACCAAAAACGGCGCAGAAGTGAATGCGGCCAAATGGGCTTTGGCTTGCGCTTGTCCTGATGATTGGCGTGAACGTAAAGAGGTGGAAGTTCATGTAACCGGCGGGATGGCGGAGCGGTTAGAGGCGGCAAAAGCGGCGTTACAACAATTGAGCGAAGACGAAAGCGGGCGATAATTGAGCGAAGACGAAAGCGGGCGATAATTGAGCGAAGACGAATAGGCAAGCATGAATAAAACGGCGAGCGCGGTAATTTCAGTTGAGGATGAGATTATCAAGATTGCCGCCGCTTGCTCTTATGACCCGTTGAAATGGGTGCAGGTTGCCTATGAATGGGGCAAGGGTGAATTAGCCGAGGTTTCAGGGGTGCGGGCTTGGCAGGGTGAGTTGTTGGGGGTGATTGGCGAACATTTGAAAAATCCGGCAACGCGCTATAAGCCGTTGCAGATTGCGGTATCAAGCGGCCATGGCATAGGCAAATCGGCTTTTATGGGGATGTTATCAAACTGGGCTTTGTCATGTCATGCGCAGGCGCGTATCGTGACAACGGCCAATACGCAAGGCCAGCTGGTAACCAAAACCGCGCCGGAGATTGGCAAATGGGCGAGGTTGTCTTTGACTTCAGATTGGTTTGACGTTCAAGCGCAATCCATCAGGATAAGAGATAAATCTTTGGCGCATGAATGGCGACAGGATTTTGTGCCATGGAGTGAACATAACACAGAAGCTTTTGCCGGTTTGCACAATAAGGGGCGGTTGATACTCTTGCAATTTGATGAAGCTTCAAAGATTGCGGACAAGGTTTGGGAAGTGGCGGAGGGGGCGTTAACCGATGAGAATACGATTATTATTTGGGTGGTGTTTGGCAATCCAACAAGAAATTCAGGCCGGTTTCGGGAATGTTTTCGGCGTTATCGGCACAGATGGATAAACAGGCAGATTGATAGTCGCGGCGTTGAGGGGACAAACAAAGCCAAGATTGAGGAATGGGAGCGCGATCATGGTGAGGCAAGCGACTTCTTCAAAGTGCGGGTTAGGGGTGAGTTTCCAAGCCAATCAGCATTGCAATTTATATCGGGGGAAGATGTGGAACGGGCGGCAAATGTGCATTTGCGGCCAGAACAGTACAAGTTTGCGCCGGTTATTCTTGGGGTTGACCCGGCATGGACGGGCGACGATAGCCTAGAGATTATGTTGCGACAGGGTTTATATTCAAAATCTTTACGCTCAATTGCCCGCAATGACAATGATGTTGAAATGGCCGGTTTGATTGCAAGGCTGGAAGATGAACATAAAGCGGCGGCGGTGTTTGTGGATGCGGGATATGGCACGGGGATTGTTTCAGCGGGTAAAGTAATGGGCAGGAATTGGCGGCTGGTGTGGTTTGGCGGCAAGCCGATTGATGCGGGATATGCCAATAAGCGGGCGGAAATTTGGGGGCTGGGCAAGAAATGGTTGAAAGAGGGCGGGGCGATTGACGGACAAGACAGGGCTTTACAAGAAGATCTAATTGGGGTTGAGGCGATGGCGCGACTTGACGGCAAGATATTGTTGGAAAGCAAAGAGGATATGAAGCGGCGGGGATTGCCTTCACCCAACAAGGCGGATGCGTTGATGTTAACTTTTGCCGAGCCGGTGATGATGGCGGCGGCAAGCACAGTGGGGCGGGTTGAGGTTGATTATGATCTTTATGCTGATTTGTGATAGCAAGAGGCGGTGAGAACGCCAGTTCGAACAGGGAATGCAAAAAACAAGGCGTGGAGTGACGAAGTCACGACAGGGAATTGAAGAAACCAAGGAAAGGACAAGATAATGTGCAAGATGAAAGCCCCGAAAATGCCACCAATGCCAGAACCGCCGCCGCCGCGTGCCGTGGCTAAAGATCCCGATGGGGGCTATTCAGGCATGGATAGACGCTATAAGGACAGGTTTAGATCAGGCTCAAAGACAATCTTGACTTCCGGGCTTGGCGTGTTGGAAAGCGCACAAACGCAATTGAAAACGTTGCTGGGCGGGTAAACCAAGAGGCGGTGAAGGCTAAAAGCCTGAACGGGGACAAAAGAACATGAGAGAGGGTGAAAGCCAGATTGCCTACCACCGGCGGCGATTGAGTGAACTGAAAGAGTTGCGGCAACCGTGGGAAGCTATCTGGCAAGAACTAAGTGATTTTATTGAGCCAACCAGATTGCGCTTGCATGGGCAAAAAGAGGGGGCAAGATCACGTAAAAGAATAGTTGATTCATCAGGGACAATTGCTCTTAGAACTTTAGCAAGCGGCATGCATTCCGGTATCACTTCACCGGCGCGGCCGTGGTTTCGGCTGAATGTGAAAGATCGAGAGTTAAAAGATCATGATGCCGTTAGGCTTTATCTGGAACAGGTAGAGAGTTTAATGCGTGAATTGTTTCAAGCGTCAAATCTTTATCCAAGCTTTCATCAAAGCTATAGCGATTTGGGACTTTATGGCCAATCATGCGCTTTACTGGTGGAAGATGAGGAAAATATTATTCGCATGCAGTCTTTGTTGCATGGGACATTTTGGTTGGGGCGTGATTATCGCGGGCAGGCTAATGTTTTGTACCGGCAATTTGAATGGGATGTGGGGCGCATTGTTGAGCGATTTGGGCTTGATAATGTATCAGACAGGGTGCGCGGCGCGTATGACAGGGGGGATTATGCTAAGAAATTTGAGATTGGCCACGCGATAGAGCCACGCACAATTCGAGATGAGAGGAAGCCGGATAAGAGGAATAAGGCATATCTTTCGAATTATTGGGAAGTGGGCGGCGGCCATGGGCGGCAAGAGGGGCAATTGCTGGAAGAGAGCGGCTTTGATGAGTGCCCGATTATTGCGCCAGCGTGGGAATTAGCCGGTGATGATTGCTATTCAGCCTCGCCCGCCATGGTGGCTTTGGCTGATATTAAGATGTTGCAACATGAACAAAAGCGCAAATGGGAAGCGTTAGACAAGATTGTTCGCCCGCCGATGATTGCGCCCGCGACAATGCTTAATAGCAAATCTTCATTATTACCCGGTGGGGTGACTTATGTGGATGACCCAACGGGCAAGGCTTATCGGCCAGCGATAGAGATTAATTTGCGGCTAAATGAACTGGCTATGGATATTCGCGAGACGCAACAACGGATAGAGAAGGCCTTATTTGCTGATTTGTTCCTTATGCTGGAACATATGGAAGGGGTGCAGCCGCGCACGACTTTTGAGATTGCTGAACGCAAGGAAGAAAAGTTATTAGCTTTAGGGCCGGTATTAGAAAATATTTATGGCGGGCAGTTAGATCCGGTGATTAATCGAACATTTGAGATTATGGGGCGGCGCGGATTGTTACCGCAAGCCCCTGATGAAGTGCGGGGGCAAGAGATTAAGATTGAATATGTCTCAATGTTGGCGCAGGCGCAAAAGGCGGTATCAACGGGGGCAATTGAGCGGGTGGCGGGCTTTATTGGCGGGCTGGCTGGTGGGATGCCACAAGCCTTAGATAAGTTCAATGTGGATAGCGCGATTGATAAATATGTTAATTTGCTGGGGGCACCGGCTTCAATTCTGGTGGGGAAAGAAGCGGTTGAGGAGATAAGGCAGGCGCGGGCTGAACAAATGGCGCAGGCTAACCAAGCGCAGGCCATGGCGCAAGCGGTGCCGGTGGTTAAACAATCAGCCGAGGCGGCGGGCGTGATGGCAGATGTGGCAGATAGTCCAAGCGGGGCAGATTTGTTGTCACAGATAGGGTTGGGGTAATCAAACATGCAAAGAGAAAATCAAGATCGTGACGTGGAAGCGTTGCACGAAGCGATAGCGGCTGTTTTGGCAACAGATGACGGGCGGCGGTTGATATTTTGGCTGCTTGGGATATGCGGACTTTATGAGGATGGGTTTAGTGGTGATGATGCGCTAACCAATTATCGGCTGGGGCGGCAGGCGGTAGCCAAACAGATTGTTGCGCAGATGAATGCGATTGACGGGGAATTATACCCGCGTTTTTTGATGGAATGCGCGAATTTACAAGAAACAAAGCAAACAGAAAGGTTTGAAGATGAGTGAAGAAACAATTGATAATCAGGCAGGCGGGCAAGAACCAGTGATTGAGAAGGCGGCGGCGGGGGGTGAGGCTAGCGTTTTATTCAAAGATGAAGCGGGCGGCGGTCAAGCGGCGGGGGATGAGGCTGGGGGGCAAGCCAAGCTTGAGGGGGGCGGCGTTGTGGAAGGTGATTATGATTTAAAAATGCCGGAAGGGGTGGAAGTTGATCAAGAATTGGCAACGGCTCTATCAGGTGAGTTTAAAGAATTGGGCTTGAATAACGCGCAGGCGCAAAGGCTGGTTGATAAATATATTGAAGCGCAACAAAAGCGCATGGAAACTCAAAGCGAAAAATGGGGTGAAACCATATCGGGCTGGGTTGATGAAGCCAAGGCTGACAAGGAAATAGGCGGGATTAAATGGAACGGAACGGTTAGCGCGGCACGTCGCGCGGTTGAACAGTTTGGCACGCCCGCTTTGGCTGAGTATTTGAATGCCTCTGGCGGTGGTAATCATGTTGAGATGATCCGCTTTATGGCGAAAGTGGGGGCGATGCTTGGTGAAGACAAGCCAGCTATGGGCGGCGGCGTGGGCGGCGGTAAACCGATGGAAGCGGCGCATATTTTATTTGGCAATGATGCAAGACAGTAATGTTGTTATGAAAGGATAAAAGAGATGGCAACAATTGGACAATATTACCCTAACCTTATTGACGCTTATAAAAGCGGACAAGGGGATGCACGGGTAGCGGCACAAGTGATTGAGATCTTGAGTCAGCAAAATCCTATTTTAGATGATGCTATGGCAGTGGAGTGCAATCTGGGCACAACACATAGACATATGATTAGATCAGGCTTGCCACAAGTGGCTTGGGGTATGCTTTATAAGGGCGTGCCACAATCAAAAGGCACGATGCAACAGGTTGATGATACAACGGGATTTTTAGAAGCACGATCAGAAGTTGATGTTCGGCTGTTGGAATTGGCGACAGATGCGGCGCGGGCAAGGCTAACAGAAAGTGCGCCTTTCTTGGAGGCGATGAATCAGGAAATGGCGCGGGGGTTGTTCTATCATGACACAGCAACGACGCCGGAGAAGTTCAAAGGCTTGGCGGCGCGTTATAATCAATATTATGATGGGGCATTATCTGGTGCACCGCTTAATAGTGCTTCTCAAGTGATTAATGGCGGGGGAACAGGCGGTGATAATACTTCCATTTGGTTTGTCACATGGGGCGATCATGCGACGCAATTGCTTTATCCCAAAGGGACAAAAGCGGGCGTTGAGATGAAGGATCGCGGTGAAGAGAAAGTGTTAGATGCTAATGGCAATGCCTATTATGTCAAGGCGGCAACTTTCCAATGGCATTTAGGCTTGGCGGTCAAAGACTGGCGTTATAATGCGCGCATTGCCAATATTGATGTGAGTAATATGCTGGCAGGCAATGTTGATTTATGGGCATTGTTGCGCAAGGCTTATTACCGGCTGCAATCGCGCCGGATGAATGCAACCTCAAGCCGTGTGGCGATTTATGCTAATCGCGATGTGTTGGAGGTTTTGGATGCGCAATCAACCAAATCTCTAACTGGTGATGTGGGTGGGTTTGCGCATTTGACTTACCAATATATCGAAGGGGAACAGGTGCGCTCTTATCGCGGCATTCCTATTCGTGAGACGGATGCGCTTCTTAATACGGAAGCGGCTGTTGCTAAATATGTGCCTTGATGGCGCGGGTTTGAATGGGGGGCTTGATTGCCCCCTTTAATTTTTGAGAAGAAGGAACAAGAAGATGATTTTCGATAAGACATTGATGTTTTCTGAGGAGCAAGCATTAACCGGCACGACAACCATTTCAACAAATATTATTGATTTGGGGCCGGTGGCCAATGGGCTTAAACGCGACATTGGTAAAGGGGGAGATATTCCAATTCTGGTGCAGGCGGTGAGTAGCTTTACCGGAGCTGGGACAATTCAGGTTTTTTGTGATACGTCGGATAATGAAGCTTTTCCTACATATTACCCTATCTGGCAAAGTCCGGTTTATTCGACGGTTAATATGAAGGTGGGGGATGTGTTTGTGCCGGAAAGCGTGACGCGCGGGGTGAATAGGCGTTATATGCGGTTGCGTTATGTGGCGAGTTCTACTGGTGTAATGGGCAAGATTACGGCGGGTATCACGATGGGGAATCAGACAAATGGTTAAAGTTATCGCAAAGATGGTTGGCTTTTATGGCGGCAAAATAAGAGAAATTGGCGATGAATTTGAGATTGCCAATGATGACATAACGGGGGAAGGTGCTTGCCTTCCCCTATGGGTTGAGCTGGCGGCGGGTGAAAAGCTGCCAGAAGTCAAGCCGGTTAAGGCTGAAAAAAAGTAAGGGAAGGGTAAGCTTATGGCCTCGGTGGTGGATATTTGCAATTTGGCTTTATCAATGTTGGGGGCGCAAAATATTGCGTCCCTAACTGAAGGTTCAACCGAGGCGAGAGCGGCTAATCAATTTTATGCCTTGTCGCGTGATGAACTCTTAGCCAGTTATCCTTGGGGCTTTGCGCAAAATCAAATTACACTGGCGGAAATTATCAATGATAAGGCTGGGAATTGGGGCTTTGCTTATCAAGTGCCGGTGGATTGTTTGAAGATAGGGTTAGTGCGGCCGCCTTACGGGGCGGAGGCTTTGATTGATGAAGGGGGATTGGCGCGAATGGCTTTTGCTTACTCATTGGAAGCGGGCAAGATTTATTGCGATATTGAAAGGGCTTTATTGCTTTATACGGCGCGAGTGGAAGATAGCGGCTTATATCCGCCTTTGTTTGTCGATGCTTTGGCGGGCAAGATAGGGTCAAGGTTGGCAATGAGTTTGACAAAATCGATGGAATTACAGGGGCGGTTGGTGCAATTGGCGCAAATGAGTGTGAGCGCGGCGATGGCGGGGGATGCTAATCAAACGGCGCATTTTTACGATGATGGGCTTGGGATTTTGGAGGCGCAATCAACAAGAGGCGGTGAGTGGTGAAACCACGAACAGGGACTAAGTAAAGCTGGCGGTGAGTGGTGAAACCACGAACAGGGACTAAGTAAAGCTGGCGGTGAGTGGTGAAACTTTGAGCAGGGACTAAGTAAAGCTGGCGGTGAGTGGTGAAACTTTGAGCAGGGACAATGAAGGAATTATCATGGCAGATTTAAGGACAATGCAGCCTTCTTTTAATGGCGGGGTGTTTTCGCCTTCCTTAGCCGCGCGGGTTGATTTGGCCAAATATGCAACCGGATTAAAGCGGGGTAAGAATGTTTTTGTGCATGCGCATGGTGGGGTCTCAAACCGGCAGGGATTAAGATTGGTTGGGGGTGGGTACGCTGTTCCCGGTGGCGAAAGAGTTAAAGACGCCATTTATCCAAGACTGATACCGTTTCAGTTTAATGATGAGCAAAGCTATATATTGGAGTTTCGGGGACATAATTTTAGGATCTGGAAAAATGGCGGGTTGATTTTAAAGAATGGGGCTGTTTATGTAGTGAATACGCCTTATTCGATGGCGGATGCACAGTATTTAAGTTATGCGCAAGAAGCTGATGTGATGTATCTGGTGCACCCGGGATATAGCCCGCGCAAATTATCGCGCTTTGCTGAAGATCATTGGACGGTTGTCGGGGTGGATTTTAGCCCAAAGATTATTCCGCCTTCTCAAATAACGGCGGCCCCCTTGGTGAATAAAGGGGCGGCACGTAACTATTCTTACAAAGTATCGGCGATTGATAAGGAATCAGGCGAGGAAAGCTTGCCTTCAGATCAGGCGCAATGTGCGAATAATCTGGATATTCAAGGGGGGATTAATCGGATTACATGGGCGCAGCACCCCAATGCCAGCCGGTATAGGGTTTATAAATTTGATAGCGGGGCATGGGGCTATATTGGCGGCACAGCGGCTTTGGGATTTGATGATGAGAATATCACGCCGAATACTTCCGATACGCCACAAGAGGGGCGCAATCCTTTTATTGGCAATGGCAATTATCCTAGAGTGGTAAATTTTATTGAGCAACGGTTGGTATTTGGGGCAACGCTGAATGACCCACAAGCGATTTGGATGTCGCAAACGGCCTCTTATGAGAATATGGGGGTATCGCAACCGGCGAAAGCTAGTGATGCGGTGACGTTTCGGATTAAGTCGAGAGAGATTAACGAGATTAGATCACTGGTTGCCTTGAAAGGCATGATGGTTTTGACTTCAGGGGCGCAGTGGATGGTATCGGGTGGCGGGCAATCAGACGCGATAACGCCTTCAAGCATCAAGATTGACAATCAGGGTTATCGGGGGGCGTCACCCGTGCGGCCATTACTGATTGGCAATATGGTTGTGTTTGCGCAAAATCGCGGCGGGGTGGTACGGGATTTTTCTTATTCCTATGAGAGTGATGGATTTGTTGATCGTGATTTGACGATTATTGCGCGGCATTTATTTGAAGGGCGAGAGATTAAGAGATGGGCTTATGCACAAAGTCCGCATTCTGTTATCTGGGTGATTTTGGATAATGGTAAGCTGTTATCTTGCACCTATATGAAAGAGCATGATGTTTGGGGCTGGTGTGAACATGAAAGCAGCGGGGCGATTTTTGAAGATGTGGCGGTGATTAATGAGGGTGGGGAAGATGCGACTTATTTTGTGGTATGCCGTATAAACAGTGGCAAAACAATTGTTAAATGGAACATTGAGAGATTAGAGACAAGGTCTTTTCAAAAGATTGAGGATGCGTTTTTTGTTGATAGTGGCTTATCGCGCAAGGGGGCAACATTGATTGATGAAGTGTGGGGGTTGGATCATTTGACGGGGGAAGATGTTGTGGGGCTTGTTGATGGCAATGTTGTGCGCGGGTTAAAGGTGGATAATCAAGGGCGGGTGAAGTTGCCTTTCAAGGGCAAGGTTATTCATTTAGGCTTGGGGTATGAATCGACAATTGAGACATTGCCGTTAGATTTAGGTTCGGTGCAGGGATTGGGGACGGTGCAGGGGCGGTTTAAATCGGTTTCTCAAGTGACGTTGCGGGTGGATAGAACGCGTGGCATTTGGGTAGGGGCAAAAGATGGGACGAGAGAGAGCGGCAATCTGGTTGAATATAAGCAGCGGGGGACGGAGGCTTGGAATGAGGCGACAAGGCTTTATACCGGTGATGTGGAGATTGTAACGCCGTGGGATTGGAATAAGACGGGTTCGGTAGTGGTGAAGCAATTTGACCCGCTGCCGATGTCGATTTTAGGGATTATGCCGGATGTGACTTTGGGAAGATGATGTTTGAAGCAAGAGGCGGTGAGTGTGGAACACACGAACAGGGAAGTAAAGCAAGAGGCGGTGAGTGTGGAACACACGAACAGGGAAGTAAAGCAAGAGGCGGTGAGGGCTATGCCCGAACGGGGAACGTAAAAATTGAGGTTGTGCGGGCAAGTGTTGAACATATTGCACCGATTGCTAGAGATATGCGGGCGGCGGATAGGCGGGAAGTTTGGGCTTCATCACGGGCAACGCCTGAAGAAGCATTGGAATATTCCTTAAGTAAATCGTCTTGGGCGTGGGTTTGGCTGATTGATGGTGAGCCGGTGGCGATGATGGGGGTGGGTGATGTGAATATTTTGGCGGGGGTGGGTGCACCGTGGTTATTGGGGACGCAAAAGGCGGTTGAGAATGGGCGATATTTTTTACGCCAATCAAAGGCGGGGATTGCGGCCTTGCGGGCGCATTATCGGCTGCTTAGCAATTATGTTGATGGGCGCAATAAGGTATCAATTAGGTTTTTGGAATGGCTGGGCTTTGAGATGCGGGAAAGTGTGATGATGAATGGGCAAGAGTTTTATCGGTTTGAGATGAGGGGAGATTAGATCACGCCAATAACAAGGAGAAGGGCTTTATTGACTTCCTTCATTTTGGCGGGGCTTAAACGGCCGAAAGGTTGGCTAAGTTTAGCGCGAGGCAGGGTAGAGATTTTGTCGATCATGATTTGGGAAAGTTTGCGTAAGCCATTGGTGGGGGATGGTTCAACCGTGATGCGGAATGTTGCATCATGTAAATCACTGGTAATAGGGCAAAGAAGAACGCTGCCAAGCTCAAGGAGTAAATTAGACTGGATAATTAAAGCGGGGCGCGGTTTGCCATAATCGCCTTGCAAGGAGACGGTAACCAGATCGCCGCGTTTCATGATTGCCAGCCTTCAATGGTATTGGCGGCGGTTTGAGTGAAGTTTAGCACTTCATCTTCTGTAGGAGAATTATTGAGATTCTGGCATTGGGTGACAAGAGCGGCTGCAAAATCGAGGCGACGTGTATCGGGAACCCAAAATTGCACGGGACGCAAGCCGCTTAAGCGTAAATTTTGCCGGTGCTTATTTTGGCGATTGGCGGGTGATTCAAGATTTGGCATGATGAGTGATCCCTGTAGCATGATTTTGTACATGATACATTGAGGGATTGAGGAAGGCAAGATGTAAACCAAGAGGCGGTGAATGCGCAAGGCCGCATGAACAGGGAAGAAAACAAGAGGCGGTGAATGGCGTAAGCCATGAACAGGGATGTAAGAATGTGTGATCTATCGATGATATTTACGATTGGGGCTTCCATGCTGGGGGCATTTGGGCAAATCCAACAGGGGCAAGCGGCCAATCAAGCGGCGCAATATCAAGCCCGCGTTGCGCAGATGAACGCCGAAATGGCCGATAGGCGGGCGCAAGATGCGATTGAACGCGGCCGCGAAGAAGAGAAGAAACAGATGCGGGCGACGGCTGATCTGATTGGCAAACAGACGGTAGCGCAGGCGGCTAATGGCTTGGATTTAAGTTTTGGTTCACCGTTAGATTTGATTGTGGATACGGCGGTGCTCGGGGAAATTGATGCTTTAACGATAAGAAAGAACTCATATCGTGAAGAGCAAGATTACCGGCAGCAGGCGGTCAATTACCGCGCTGAAAGCAATATGCAAAAGATGGCGGGGAAAAACGCGAAAAGGCAGTCATATTTTGCGGCGGCGGGGACGCTGCTGGGTGGCTTTGGCGATGCTTATAAGAATAGGCCAAATGCTGGAAGCTTGTCGGGTGGGTTGAAGATAGTTTGATGGGTTAATAGTTTGATGGGTTAATAGCAAGAGGCGGTGAGTGTGAAACCACGAACAGGGAATGAAAGAAATGATGGCGGTGAGAACGCCAGTTCGAACAGGGAATGAAAATTATGCGTGTACCGACATATGAAGGATCTGTAGCAACAAGGCCAATTCACCAACAAGGGGTAGAAGGGCGGGCGATAGAGGGCGCGTTTGGCGGCGGGCAAGGCATGATGGCTTTGGCGGATGGCGTGGGCAAGCTGGGGAAGGCGTTAGCCGAAGTGCGCGATTTGGAGGATATGACGCGGGCGAAAGATGCCGAAAATGAATTTGCGCTTTATATGCAAGGGGCAATGTATGGTGAAGGCGGTTATATGCTAAGCGAAGGGCGCAATGCCTTTGAGGGGCGCAAAGGTTTTATGGATGGGGCGGAGAAGAAGCGGCGAGAGATTGCGGCGCGATTGAAAGGCGGGGCGGCGCGATTATTCAATGAAGCGTCGACAATGCGAATGCTGGATGTGAACGGGCAGGTTTTGCAGCATGCAGCGGCGGGGCAAAAGGCTTGGGTGAAGGAAGCAAGCTTGGCGCGGCAAGAGCTATTTGGCCAAGATGCGTGGAATAATGTAGGCAATCAGGCGGCGGTGAACAAATCAATCGCGGCGGGGCTAGCGGAGATAAGGGCGCAAGCGCAATTAGAAGGCATAAGCGGCGAGGCTTTGGTTTTAAAAGAGCGGGCATATGTATCAGGGGTGCAAGCGGGGGTGGTGGTGAAATTGTCGGCACATGACCCGATTGCGGCGGCGGATTATTTGGCAAGCGTGGGTAACCAGATTGACCCGGCAACGCGGTTTGATTTGGAGGAGAAGTTAAAAGAGCCGGTGTTAGTGGCAAAAAGCAACCGCAATGCAGATTTGATTGTCCAAGGCTTATCGGTTGGCGGGGCTGGCGGGCAGGATTTTAAGAGCCATGGCGGTGGCGTGACAAGCCGCCCTCTTGGCGAGATAAAGCTTAATTCTGATGGTAGCGCGCATTATCTGGAAGTGGCGGGGCAATTTGTCGGCATGCACGAGGTGCGCGATAATGTCGCTTTAAGTGAATTTATCAAACGGGCGGGCGGTGTGAATATTGATCCGAAGGTAACGCCGTGGTGCGCGGCGTTTGTTAATGCTGTGTTGGGGGCTGGCGGCATTGAGGGAACAGGCAAGCTTAATGCCAGATCATTTTTGAATTTTGGCCAAGAGACAAAGCAGCCCAAAATTGGCGATATTGTGGTATTGTCAAGAGGCGATCCGAATGGGGCGCAGGGGCATGTTGGATTTTTTCAAGGCTATGATGATAAGGGTAATGTGCTGGTACTTGGTGGCAATCAGGGTGATAGCGTATCGGTTGCGCCTTATAAGGCGGATAAGGTTTTAGGCTTTAGAAGTGCGGGGCGGGTTGATGGGGCAACGTCTGGACTTCCCAATTATCAGATTGGCTCGCTGGCGGCGATTGAAGGGGAGCTGGCTAAGATTGCCGATCCACGTGAAAGAGAGGCAACGCGGGCGGAACTGGAACGGCGGATGACGTTACAAAAAAAGCGAATGGATCAGGCAAGAGATGAGGTGATTGACTATATTGATAGGCAATTAATCGGCTATCCACAGATGGATTTGAATAGTTTGCCTTTGGAGATGCAAGAGATGATGGGGGCAAAGGAGATGCAAGCTTTGCGCAATACGCAAAAGGCCAGGTTAACAGATGAGGGTGTTCAAACCAATGATGCGCTTTATGTGAATTTGGTGAAGATGCGTTATGATGATCCGGTAGGGTTTGCCAATATGAACCCGCTTGCGTTTCGCGATCAATTATCAGACAGCGACTGGAAGCAGGTTATGGGCTGGTGGGGTGAGGCGAGAAAGGGGGGTAATGGCGGTGGCGGGGGCAGCGGGGGAAGTGATAAGATTGGCTTTTCCATGGCACAAAGCGTGGCGCGGGCACAATTGGACGGGGTGGGGATTAATGCTAAGTACGGTAGGAAAAAGGCGAAGCAAGAGGCGCAATTTTATCGGGCTTTAAGCGAGCAACTTATGGAATTTTTCACGCTGAAGGGGCGGGCGGCCAATGAAGGGGAAGCTATGGAGATAATCAATCGGCTGTTATTGCCGGTGGTGATTAAGGAGAAGGGGTCGGGGTGGTTTTCTGATAACAGGGACGGCTATGTATTTGAAGCGAGTGAACGCGGTATTAAGGATAGTGTTAAGATGCGCGATGCAGCGGCTTATGATCAAATTCCGATTAGTGAAGCGTTAAAGGTTTATCAAGATTTGGTGGCAGAAGGAATAGACAAGCCAACTGAGCAAGAAGTGACGGCGCGTTGGTTTGAGTGGAAGACGGGGATTGCAGCAGGGGAAGATGAGGAAGGGGCTGGCGAAGAAGATGAAGCTTTATGGAAGAATTTAGCGACGGGAACTTAGTTTAGCGATGGGAATTGGTTTTGGGGTAGGCTTGTGGTAGGGTGATGGGTGATGAGTCGAAAGGGACGCGATAAATGGCAACAATGTATAATCACTATTCATTTGATACGCTAGGTTTTGCGAAGGCTCTTATTGATAAGGGCTATGAGCGCAAACAGGCGGAAGCCTTAGCCGAAGTTACTAAAGAGTATATTATGCAGGAAATCGCCACGAAAAAAGACTTGGAGCTTATGGAAGAGCGGTTAACTTATAAGATTACTATTCGGATGGCAACGATTGTTGTTGGGGCAATGTCGGCTTTTACGTTGTTGTTAAAATTGCCGTTTTTATCTGGGTGACTATTTATCGAACGATTGGGATGCAAGGATTTTTAAAGCCGCCTCTAGAGGGCGGTTTTTTTATGGGTGAATGAACCAAGAGGCGGTGAGGGTGAAACCCGAACAGGGAATGCAAAAAACAAGGCGGTGAGGGTGAAACCCGAACAGGGAATGGAAAAGAACATGGCGGATATGATGGACGAAGAAAACGAACAAGATAAAAGCGCGGCGGATGGTTTGGTGTTGGGACAAGCGGCGGAGATGGTGGGGGCGAAGAATTTATCGGCGGTGATGCTGGAATATAGCAGGCGGCGGGGAGAGATGATTAGGGAAGTTCTAGCCAAATCAAACATTATGTGGGAGCGGCGCAAGACGTTCAACAAGGATGTGATGGATATGGTGGCGGCGTCTAATGTGGCCAGCGTGAAAGCGGGGAAGGCGAAAACGGCCATTGATGATTATATTGTGCCAGCGGGCTTATATGGATTGGTGTCGGCGCAATTTTACGCCGTGGATGTGCCAACATGGATTGCGGCTTATCGTAAGGGGTTGAACCAGTTTAACGGCGATGAAAAACGCGCTATACATTATGCCGATATGGCTATTAGTGCCTCGCAAGCTTCAGGATTATTTTTAGATAGATCGGCAATTGAGCGGGGAACTTTGTCAAGCCGGATAAGGCAAAACCCGTTTGTGCTGTTGATGACGACATTGGGCAGTTACTTTTTTGCCAAGCAAAATAGGGTAATTGAGGCAACACAAGAATTTAGATCGAAGCCGTTAAGCTTCTCGTCGGCAATGAAATATGGTTATTCGCTGGCGTTATTGCTGGTGTTTGAAGCGGCGGTTATGGAGACGATTAAGCTGGCGTTGCGGGAAAGTGACGATGACGATGATGATGAAAGCTTTTTGTGGAATGTGGCAACGGGTGGGCTGGAGAATTATCTAGGCGGAGTGCCTTTGGTGCGCGATGCGGTGGGGGCGGCCAAGGGCTATGATGCGGGCACATACGCGGCGATAAGCAATACCTTTATCAGGCCGTCAATGCGGGCACTAGAGGGCAAGTTTGATGGCTCATTTACCAAAGGGGTTATTAATTTAACTGGCACGTTGACAAGCTTGCCTTCCACGCAAACAAACCGGTTTTTGGATGCTTGGTTTCGGAAAATGGAAGAGGATGAATTTAGCTTCATGGAAATGATTTTTGGGCGGTCGCGCAAGTAAACTAATATTGGAGAATAAAAAATGACAATATCTTCAGAAAAATCACTATCGGGGCCGTATTTATGCAATGGAGTCACGAAAAACTTTGCTTACAGTTTCAAGGTTTTTGATGCGGCTCATTTGAGTGTGAAGCTGCATGATGATAGCGGGGCAAGTGCGGCTTTTGCTCAAGGGATTGATTATACGGTAACAGGTGTGGGCAATGAAAGCGGCGGGGAGGTGGTGATGACTATTGCCCCGGCGGCGGGCAAGCAATTAACGATTACAAGAGACGTGCCTTTTGTCCAAGAAGTGGATTTGGAAAATCAAGGCGCATTTTATATTGAGGTGATTGAACGGGCATTTGATGAGGCGGCGATACGTGATCAACAATTAAAGGAAGAATTAGGCCGCGCGGTGGTGATTGGGGAGAATGTCGATGTTTCGGCTAAAGATGATTTGGTGCGCGATATAACCAAACTGGCAGAACAGGCGGCGGACATATCGGAACTGGTGGCGATGAAGGCTTTGCTGGAGGCGGTGCGCGATAATAAGGCTAATATCAATACGGTAGCATACAGGGCGGCGGATATTGCCACGGTGGCGGGGATTTCGGTGGATGTGGCGGCGGTTAAAGGAATGGCGGGGAGGATTACCACGGTTAGTAATATGCAGGGCAATATTATTAGCGTGACGAACAATAGCAACAATATTAATAACGTTGCGGGTAATATTGGCGATGTAAACACTGTAGCAGGAATGGCGGGCGATATAACGGCCGTTAATAACATGCAGGACAATATTACGGTTGTTGCGGGTTCGCAAGGCAATATTAATAATGTTGTGTCCAATATTGCTAGCATTAATACGGTGGCGAATATGAGTTCGGCGGTGGCGGAGGTGGCGTATAAGACAGCCGACATAACCACGGTGGCCAATATGGATATAAGTCAAGTTGCGGCTAATGCGACGCGGGCTTGGCAATGGGCAACAAGAGACGAGGGTGTTATTTATAATGATGGGGTGCACCCGTCAGGCTATTCAGCTTATCATTGGGCAATGAAGGCGGCAGCTTCAGCGGCGGCGGCGAGCAGTATAGCTGGGGGGGGCTTTTTGCCAAAAACGGGCGGGACGGTAAGCGGGGATATAAGTTTAACGGCGGGGAAGAACTTTAAAATCTCAATTGCTAGCGGGGATTCATCAGATGATAATGGGCTTGTCTTTCTATCACAAGATGCAACAAAGTTGTCATCAGGGATAACGAACGAGCCCGGTGGCGGGATTAAATTCTGGATTGGGTACGGTGAAAATGGCGGGGAAATTGCGCATTTTAACGCAGATGGCACAGCCAACTTTGGCGGTGGTGTTTATGCAGGGGATGCCATGCTGGGAACAAGCGGCAATATTTACGGGGAAGAATGGGAAAATTGGCACTCTAGCGGTTGGGCAAAAGAGGCGATAAATGCACGCATTGAAGCGCGGGCTTTGGCGATTGCTAATGCGCGGATTAATGCGCTGGTCAACAATATGATTGATACAAAGTTGAATAGCTTTAAGGCCAGCAATCCAACATTTACCAATGGGATAAAAGTGCAAGGGGCGATTAAAGCAACCGGCAATGTGGAAGGATACACTTCATTATGACACTACCTTCAACAGGCGCAATAACGGCCTCAATGATTAATGTGGAGTTAGGGCGGGCGGCAAATGCTGCTTTTAGCCTGAATGATCCGGCGGTGCGAGCCTTGGCGGGCAAGGCAACAGGAATGATAAGCTTTAACGATTTCCACGGTAAAAGCTCTTACACAAGAGAGCCTGTGAGTGGAGAGTATTATGGTGGCTTGACATATTGGGAAGTAAAAGGTTCATTCTGTTATATTTACTGGAGTGGGATTATGGTTGAGGTATTTTTAGCGGCGACGGTTGAGCGCGTTAAGAACGGTTGGCGGTATCATCGTGGGACTTACAGGGAGTTGTCGAATGGAAGCAAGATTTTGGCGGGAAACGGCGGGGGCGAATACGGCCACTTATGTTGAGGTAAGAGAGCCGGAAGAAGGGCAATATTATACCGGGGCGACGCGGTGGTGGACGAATGGCGGGGCGGATTATGTGAAGTGGGATGATAATCAGATGTTTGTTGGAACAGGAGGATTTGGCACCCATGTTAATGATGGCTGGACGTATCATAAGGGCGATTATGTAGAGACATGGCAAGGGATACTTTATTATAAGGTTTAAGAGAGCCGGGGACGGGGGAAGATTACAATACGTCACGCCGGTGGATAGTTAGCCCAACTGGGTACAATAATCTACATTGGGATGGGATAAATGGTTATGGTGGATTGTTAAATGTGCCTGCTGGTCCGGGTAATGTTGAGAGCTTTGATGTTGGGGATTGGATTTATTTTAAAGGGGAGCTTGCTCAATCACAAGGCGGGTTTACTTACTATAAGATCTATCGGGTGAAGAAGGCGGGTGTTACGACAAAGGATAGAGAGCCAGCGACGGGAGACTATTATTATCTCAATCCGTCGGTCTATTGGATTGTGAATGAGACATTGGGCACTTGTTATCCGGTTTGGTTTAATAAGGTTCACAGTCAAACGGCGGGCGATGTTGATTTTGTAGATATTGACGGCTGGCGGTATCATAAGGGCGGCAATACGACGGTGATAGGATCTATTAAACGTTCGGGTGTGTGGCGTGAAGAGCTTTGAGGGGCGGGTTTTTGCAATGGGTTCTTGGTTGATTTTCAGCAAAAGTGGACACCGGTTTTGCGTAGAAAAATGCGTAAAAACAAAGGAATAGAGCGGCTAACTGAGCCAAGCGAAGTTAAAACCGCTCTAGGCAAGGGAAAGAATTGATAGGTGTTGTCGCTTTTTATTAAGACGTTTTTCGGATAGTGTTTTTTTTAGATAATGAGATGTTTAAGCCGCCCTTTGAGGGCGGTTTTTTTATGGCACAAGCGGCGGCGAGGGTAATACCCGAACAGGGGAAATAAAGAAGGCAATTGATGTTATAATAAAAATCAATAATAAAGGATTATGATATGAGAAAAATTAATGAAGAAGGTTTGGCGCATTTGAAGAGGTGGGAGGGTTTAAGGTTGCAGGCCTATCAGGATAGTGCGGGCATTTGGACGATTGGTTACGGGCATACTTCAGCGGCGGGTGCGCCTCAAGTGCAAAAGGGATTAAAGATAACCGTTAGCCAAGCTGAAGAGATATTGGCGCGTGATTTGGGGCAATATGAAAAAGCGGTTGAGGAAAGTGTGAAGGTTGGTTTGAGCGATAACCAGTTCGCGGCTTTGGTGTCGTTTTGTTATAATGTCGGCGTCTCAAGCTTCAAGCGTTCAACGTTATGCAAGAAGTTGAACCGTGGCGATTATGATAGCGTGCCTCAAGAGCTGATGAAATGGACGCGGGCGGGTGGCAAAAGATTGAAGGGGTTGGAAAACCGGCGGGCGGCGGAGGCGGGCTTGTGGGTTAAGGGCGAGTTTGTCTCAAGTCGTGAAGTGCGCCCCGCCCCTGTTAATGATAGCGCGGTGATGAAGCCTGAAACCATTGCGCCGGT